ACATGTATGATACCATGGATTGCAGGAAAAATCAAGTGCTATTGTGCCACTTCTACATCTGGCACATCAGCATCAATTTTGTCCATAACTTTGATGATAATGAGATCAACTTTGTCAAGAACAGTTAGCATTGCACTCCTGACCTTATTTGGACCATCATTCTCATAAAAACTCCGCATCAGGAATGATACAATGCCCACAATGATTGCGGAAATTGTTGCAACATTCAGAACCAAAGTTTTGTAGAAACTGGAGTAGTATTCTTGCATGAGTTTATGTCAATTAGTTTGTTGTTCATTTGCATCAACATCAGCACCAATGTTCTAGACATAAGAAACTGATTGATGATAGGATCACTGATCACCATAGTCTGCCCAGAAGGCATCATTATGGGATGGACGAATGCAATCTACAGCATGATCACGAATCACCTGTGCATTGTAAGGAGAATCATCAACCCAGAATTGAATATTCCAGAAGCGTTCAATGTCTAGGAGTTGATCACCCTTACACTGTGAACCAGTTGAATCATCATCTGCATTCTTCATGTATAGTGCATCAAACTCTGGTAGATGTTCTTGCAACCAATATCCTGTTCCTTCAGCATACACATCAGGACGTGCAGTTGCAATGACTAGATCAAAACCATGTGATTTGCAATGCTTGGCAACATCAACAACAGCATCAATAGCAGGGAATTGATCACATTCATCAAACCCAGTTTGTGAACCATGATGACACAGAGTTGCATCAAGATCAAACACAACACATTTGGGTTTTGAAATGTTGTAAATGACCTTTGAGAAAGTTTTGTTTTTTTGCATATTGCAATAATAGCACGGATTTGGTGATTTGTCAAGTGTATTGTGCCACTAGTACATATGGCACATGAATGACACTATTGTTGGTTAATTTGTGATAGTTGTTTATTCAGTTGCTGTGCATGAGTTTGTAGAATATTGATGCCAACATCCATGATATTTGCTACACCACTCAAACCAACAGTTGCAACAGCAAAACCAATGATAAATGTCTTCATTTTAATATCAAACAGGAAGGACACAAAATGTACCACACCAACCACGAACCCAGTTGAGAGTTTCACTGTAACTGCTGCGAGGTTTGGACATCACCATGCTCACATTCTTCTCAGGATTGTAAGCAATAGCAACATATTTGTCTTCAACTTGTTGAATCCACATCTGATTAACTTTACCTTCCTTCCAGTTTGTGTGATAGTGGAAGATTTGATCCATTTGTGTTTCTCAACTTTGATACATGTATCATACCATGGATTGAGGCATTTGCAAAAATATAGCGACCACTTCTACAACTGGCACATGCTATACCTGAAATGCCATACATTCATGTTAGAAGCTAGTGACAAGACTTGAACTTGCGACCTGAGCTTTACAAAAACCCTGCTCTATCCAACTGAGCTACACTAGCAAAAAATTACTCCTTAAAGTATTGAATCAAGACCCAGACAACTAATGAAATTGCACCAATGATTAGGATGTATTTCCATGCAGCAAGTGCAAAAAGAATGACTAACAGTGCTAATGCACCTGCACCATTGAACTCACCACTATCACCACCAGATGATGATGAATTGCTATTGTCTGAACTGTATGAGTTATCTATAACAGCAGTGATACATTTGCCACCAGTCATAGACTCAGCAAATGAAACTGCATCACTGTAAGTGTATGCTTCAACCCTTACAGTTTGAATCCAATTAGATGGAGTTCTAATTGTACACTTCCACTCATTCATTTGTTGTTGTAATCCTGAATATACTTCTTGAGAGTGTCAACATAATCATCAGGGTTCTTGATGAACACCTGAGTTTCACCTGAATGACAAGAAATGAGAGTTACAATTTGCTCTACCTTTCTACCAGTCATTTCCTCATACATCTTAGCATAACCTGTCTCTTGAACAAAGTAACCAAGAATCTGAGATTCATACTTTGGTTTAGAAGAACTCTTGAAGTCAATGATGGACAATTTACCATCAAACTCTGCAATGCAGTCTACACGACCAGCAATGCCTAGTTGTTCAGAATACAATGCACACTCTTGATAGTGAACATTGTTAATCATGTCAAGATGATGCTTGAATTGATTGAACAACTTCAGAGCAACTTCATAATTCTCATTACCTTCATACTCTACAAAGTCAATAGAATTGTCAACATATTGCTCTACAATACTGTGGAACTTTGTGCCATTAGTAGATGCAAACTGACTGATCTTATTTGCAACTTCTTGACCTACACGTTGCCTCCATTCATTAATACTATGACGAGTTTGATAGGAAGTAACTGATGTGATAGAAGGCAACAGTTTGCCATTCACGACATATTTGCGAGAACCATTGACAGTTTCAGTAGGAATATCTGCAAGTTTAGGCAGATTGAGGTGATTGAAAGGTTGAGAAATAGTCAGCATGTTGTTTTTAATGGTGTTGATGATCAAAGGAACTCAGCAATGTAATAGTCAACAGTAATTTCTAATTCTGCTGCTTTTGTTTCAAGTTCCATTGCATATTCTTCTGCAAGTTGTGCATCCTCATGATTACAGAAGAGATCAAGAGTGGAGTCAGTCATAAACTTATCTTTCATACATGTATGATACCACAGATTCACAAGAAAGTCAAGCATTAGTAGACAGTTCTACAAGTGTCACAAGGTATAACTTTGATGCATCATTTTGTGTGTATCATGTTGCATCTGTTTATCTGCATTGTTACTCACAACATATCCAATCATCAGACAAATAATACAGAACAGTACAGGTTTCATTTGTAGAGATAACCTCCTGCCCAATCAGCACGTTTGTACATTTCTTCACAAGATTGTTCATCCATAAGATTATACCTCACACCCTTAGCAGGTGATTTCCAAGATGCAGATTTGTACACATCACCAGTATTCAGATCAACAAATGCATGAGCACTGCGTTGTTTATGGAGACCAGCATGATGTACAATTCTGGCATACTTTCTACCCTTTTCATAGGTATATTCATCCACACCTTCACCCATGCAAAGTTTATCAATTTGCTCCTGGTGATAGTCTACATTCTCACCTTTGGCAATGTATTCTCTATGACGAGCAATAGCAGAAGATTGATAATTGGTACGCAGAACATCACAGAACTGCTCAATCTTATCAATAATTTGTTCAGTGGTCAAAGTTGTATTTTTCATCATGCTTACAGCATAACACAGATAACAGCAGAAATCAAGGGGTATTGTGGCAGTTTGTCAACTGTCCACCTTCAAATGCTCTCTACAATATACAAATCTATTCCATTCTTCATCTGTAAAGTTATCACTTGCATAAGGAATGCCTACAACATGAGCACAGAATTGATTGATATATTCTGATGTATTTGTACTTGAAATGACAACAGAAGCAAGAAGTTCAATCATTAAAATCTGGGAGGAATGTCACAATATTGTTGTGGATCATAGTCAGATCCATCTTTAATTGATGCAGTAATACCTTGAATATCTTTTGCTTTATACAATAAAAACTCAAGATCTTCAATGAGTTCATTTAAATCATCATCAGTCTTTCCACGTAAAGCATCATCAATTCTATCAAATGCTGCTGATGTTTGTAGTGAGTGTTGATGTATCATTTTACTTATTCTTTAATATAACAGGCACAGAGGGACTCGAACCCCCAATCGTCATCTTAGAAGGATGTTGCATTATCCATTATGCTATGTGCCCAAATAAAGGGGCATTGCCCCTATTTATTATCAGAAATCAATCCATTCAGAGGTTGGTTCAGCAACCACAGTTTCAGTGGAAGGAGTTTTATCTTCACCAGTCACAGCATCAAGAATTGCCAGAATCTCATTGCCAGTTTGACCACGACGAAGAGCAGCAATCATGAGTTCAGCAGACATAATAAGAAAGAATCAAATAGGGTACAATTTGTGTAACTTTAGGGCAAACACATTCCCATCAATCAAGCAGTGAGTGTTATTTCAACATCCTCATCTTCATCTGGAAGATTATAGATGAGTTCATAGTAATCATCATAATCAACACCAAGATAAGATGCAAAATATTCTAGATCATCATGCAATTTGCAAGTGTCAATCATTGTTCCTCAACTTTTGATGTGATCATCATAGCACAAAAACTTAGGATTTGGGAGTATTATGTGCCAGTTCTACAGGTGACACAGTAGCATAGTTTTGAGTCTGTGCTTTGAGTGTAATGAATGGATCTCCAACAAGTAGAATCACACACAGAAAGATGCCTTTCCACATACTATCAAACATCATAAATCTTGTTCATGTTGAACTGTTCCCTATACCACACTTTATCTGCTTCAGTGTTATAGGAAAGACCTAATAAAAAACTATAATGATCTGCCCACAATCTACAACTAAACTCAAACCAGTCTTGCATTGGTTCACTGTTAATGTTTTGAAGTTGCATTTCAATTTTGTTCATACATGTATGATAGCACACAATCACAGAGAAATCAAGTGGTTGTGTGCCAGTTCATCAAGTGTCCTCAGTTAACCTCAAGTTCAGCAAGTTTCTTCTTATTACGTAATTCAGTGATGATGATTTGCAGTTCAATCACATCCTGCCTACAATCTTCTAGATCCTCACACATAATTTCATATTGATATTCTGATTTACATCTACGAATTTGTTTGCTTAATTTATCATACCTCTTCTTTGCTTCTTTGAGATCTTTTTCGTATTCTTGAATAGACTTGTAGTTCATTTGATGTAAGGACTATTGAAATAACGACGAAAAACAGTGATAAGAATAATAGCAGTGCTAATGACACCAACCAAACCAAGGAAGGTAACAGCATCACCTGTGAAATTGTACGTATTAGGCATTTGTTTTTTGATTACCTTGTAATGATACCAGATCTGAGGGAAGAAATCAAGGGGTAGTGTGCCACTTCATCAACTGTACCCTGTGAGACCCTCAATAGTGCTCTGCAGTTTATTGTACAATCTATTTAAACTTACATCACAATTATTCTCTATGAGTTTCTGTTCATTCCTTGATAGTAACTGAAGAGCATTCTTAATTGCACCCAATTCATCAAGACTCAATCTCACAAAGTCTTCAGTCATTTAACTACTTTCCAATGAAGATCATTCACTTTATCAATCCAAAAGAAGTATTTCTTATTGATTGATGCAAGAAACAATTGCTTATCATTTTCTTGCTCTACATGACAACCATGAAGATTGTCCATAACATTGGCAAACCTATTCTTTGCTTTATTAGAAACAGGTTCAACATTAACCATTTTACGTTTCATCTTAGTTTCCATCAATTAACTCCACAAAATGAATTGAGAGTATCATGTGTTTGATTGATTACCTAGTAATCATAGCATGGATTTAAGGTCTCTGCTCTTTTATTGTGCCACTTCTACATGTGTCACACTGTATAATGGAGAATACCAGAGTCGAACTGGTGACTGATGCTTGCAAAGCACCCATTTTACCACTAAACTAATCCCCCAAGTGCCCATGATAGGATTCGAACCTACACTGTATGGATTCTAAGTCCACCTTCTCTACCAGTTGGAATACATAGGCAAACTCCCCCACCTGGATTCGAACCAGGGACCAAATGATTAACAGTCATCTGCGCTACCGCTGCGCCACAGGGGAATACTATTCTTCTTCACTAATAATATATTCAACTGTATTTGCTATGTCATTCATAGCATCACGCAGTTGCTGTTGACTTCCTGCGTGCATTTCAAGAGATGAATCAGTTAAAGTCCATCTCCACAGTTTCATATTTTCATTATACCACAGATTGATTATCATTTTTGAAATATTCGAGTTTTATCCAATTAAGAAGGGCATTGAGTTCCATTCTCTTTTCTTCAGTAAAATCAAATTGTTTGTTGAAAATATAAAAGTCAAGTGCTTCAATAGCAACTTTTCTATCTCTCTGTGATATTAAGGACATAATAAAAATTTAATTGCTTGAAGATATTTATTCTTCAATCGGGGTGATAGGATTTGAACCTACGACTTCTGCTTCCCAAAAGCAGCGCTCTATCCAAACTGAGCTACACCCCGTGAGTGGGAAATCACAGATTCGAACTGTGGACCATCTCCGTGTAAAGGAGGCACTCTACCACTGAGTTAATCTCCCAGAGGGGAAGTATTAGAGGACTTCCCTATACGACTATCAGAATCAGATATTTCTAACCCTGATAGAAGGTGATACAGTACTGAAGTAATTTACTGACTCCCCACAGGCATCAATAACACTTTCAGTAAAGTTGGCAGATATTTCTACCAAAGGAAGGTCAGGGATTCGAACCCTGGGAGGCTACTAACCTCAATAGTTTTCAAGACTATCACCATAAACCACTCGGTCAACCTTCCAATTTGATGGATTAGGTGTGATATACCTCATAAGGATATAACAGGGACCTAACCTCTATCTAGTTATGTATCAGACTTGAATAGGAACAAGAACACTATTATTCTTGAGTTTGGCAATCAGTTTACCAACACTCTCAGCAGTGCGAATTTGTTCTTCAACACTTTGAAGATTATCACATGCAAAAACATAAGACTTATCAAGATTGCTATGATAAGTTACACCAACTTGATTTTCATCATAATCAAAAGAAACTTCAGAGATAGCAGAAGAATCAACATTGAGAGTAACAGAAACAGACATTTGCCTTTGATTGATTACTTTGTAATAATAGCATGTCTGAGGGGAAAAGTCAAGAGGTGTGTGCCACTTAGAGGATTGTCACATTGGTCCAATTATTTTTATAAATTAGCATCAATGCATTACTATTGATTGGATTGAATGTTGCATAACTATCACAAACAAAAACAATTTTACCTTTCATGTCTTTGTAGGAGACAAACATCTTTTCTTCAAGAGTCATAAGTGGGATCGCCTTTACCTTCAAGAGTTTTTACAAGCAATGCAGTGAAAAGTTCCATTTTATCTGGATGAACTGTTGCTGGATTAATATTTATTGCATTCTTCAGTGCAACAAGTTCATTCCATTCATCATTTG